TTGGACTCGTTCTCCAACCCATTTCACTTGTTACGGTAATAGGACTTGAAATTGGAGCAATATAACCTCCGCCACCGCTTGGGATTCCAAGATTAACAAATTTGTTATACCATTCTTGGGCCCAAGTACTACGTTCAGGGTGTCCGTTTAAGGGACGTTCAAAGTTAGCTACAAAAGCTTGCGTTGCAGTATTGATATTGGTCAATGTCATGAATTGAGTCCAAGAATAAGGATAAGAACTTTTCGCAATCCATTGGCCGTTTTGTGCATGCCACATCAAGAGTTTGAATTGGGCTGTGATTGTGTCAGGATTGTCAGTCACTCCTGCTCGTGTCATGAGATTAATCATATAAACACGTCCAGAGCTAGCGCCTGAACTATCTGTCCATTGCCAAACTCCATAACCGAAACCAGGACGTCCGCCACCCTCATCAGCCGTTGGGTTGGCATCAGATTCTCCTTGAGCATTCCCAAGTAAAGCAGCGGCCGCTTGTTTAGAGAAGCCAGATCCAATTGCCATTGCCCATATTTGCCAGTAGCGTTTATCACGGTCACTTGTGACTTCTGGTGGGTATTGACCATTCCAACCTGTATCACCACCGCCAGAGTTTCCGCCACCGTTGGTATCAATTTTTACACCATTAACATAGAGTTCTTTGGTATTAGTTTTACCGCTAATTGTTAAATTTCCATCAACTTTTACTTCTCCGTAAAGATTTAATTTGCGATTTTCAGCCGTACTGTCTTTTGGAATTTCTAAAACATTTAAAAGCGCTCCGTTGTTTCCCTTTGATGACAAGGCGAAAGAATAACCAGGATTTTGAATTGCATTAATCCCTTGGAGTTGTCTGCCTGCATAAGTTGGCGCAAAAGCAAACATCTCATTTTCGGACGACCCATTTCTTTTAATAAAACGAATTTTCCCTCGGTCAAGTTCAATAATGAAGTCATTATTAACTGAACGTATTTTAATACCAGATAAAACACCAGCTTTTATTAAATCGGCATTAATAGTTCCTGTTTTTATTAAATCGGCATTAAAAGTTCCTGCCCTGATAAAGTCAGCAACAAATGTTCCATCTAAAGTCCATGCGGTATTAAATGGTCCCTTCCAACCATTAGAGCTAAAACCAATACCACTCTTATTAATTCGTAAAACCTGCTTTGAGTCTTCCAAATTCGTTCCATTAACAAAAAATAAATCAGTTGGACGTTCCTTTGGATGCCAAATAACATTTCCGCCATCATTACCACTGATAATTTTCGTAACATAATCAGTAAATACACTACTATATTGTTTTGTGGGTACTTTTTTCATAACCTCAGTAAACTGATTTTGTTGTTCTTCAAAAAATGTAAACTTAGGGTCTCCTGCTTCTATGGATTCAATTTGCTCAAGTAATCCATCATAAACTACTTTATTTACAGTCATTTCAAGATTAATATTATATCGCTCATGAAAAACAGTAAAAGAATCAAAAATGCCAAGCTGTCTAAAGTTCTTGAACTTGGCCTGGTTATCTAATTTTCTAATATTAACTTCAGCACTGACTTTGGGTTTGTCAACTCCTGCATTCATTGAAGTAAAATATTTACTGGCAACTTTATTTAATGTTGCAGTATCAGTTGCCCCTTGATCTTCCGTAAATTGGATATGCCGAGCATAAACTTCGCCATCATAATTACCAATATATTGTGAATCCACTTTATTTCCATAGATTCGCTCGGTTTTACCATCAGTATTTTGAACATCAGCGTAAGGAAATATACGAGTAACTAAGCCATCCCAATTTAGCTCAAGTTTGAATCCCTCGAGGTTTTTTCGATAGCGTATTGTTGTAACATTATCTTTACCCCGTCTTTTTAGTAAAGAAATTCTATTAGGTTCATGTTTAATTTCACCGCCATAACACTGATTTAATGAACCATCGATTCCTTTAATACACTCAAGTGGATTAGAAACTTCAAAATGGGTAGATGAAATAGCTGTGATATCAGAAAACATTTCGATATCACTTTCTAAATCCATTCCATCATGCAAAAGAGCCATCGCTTCAATTCCAGTTTGATTATCAATCACAACATTTTTAACTGTCCGATTTCCTAATTTCATCGTCCGAGATTTAGCAGTAACGTATAAAAGACCAGTGGCCATATCTTTATAGTGCGTATAAATATAAAAAACATGATACTTATCCAAATCATTTGGCTTACATTTGATTTGATAATTCACATCCTCTAAATATTCACTATATTTTGTTGTTATCGGAAAAGTTAATTCAGCAATATAAGAGCCGTTAGCTTCTTCAGTAACTTTTAAAGAACGGCAATCTGCAAGCGTAGCAATTCCGCCATTATTTTCAAAATCGGTAGCCTTAGGCTCATATAAAATTGGTTTCATATCTTTGTTTGCCACCTCGGTTCTATTTCTATTTTTGAAACATTTCCATTCCATGAGATTTGATTCATTCCAGAATCTAAGTAGGGAAAATTTTGACTTCCTACAAAATTATCGTGTAAATTAATCAACTCACCATTGTTTTCTTTATAAACCTCCATTACATCCTCGTTGGAATCAATAATAATCGTGTTTTTAATGTTTTTTAACTTCGTCTCACGATTATTAATAAAAATAGAGATATTACCTTGACCATAAATTTTGATTAACGGATAACTTTCATATCGCTCTGGATTATAAATTTTCTGAGGTTTATTGAACTCAATTGCTCTTTCTCCCCCAACTCGATACTTGAAAGGTGCAAAGCTGACATCAAAAGTAAAAGGAACACCTCTCATAGCTGAGATGTTCCCTGAAAAAGTAGGATTATTGATAACTACCACTTTATAGATATACCTAGGGTCATAATATGGGATAAAATCAACATATTCTCCTCTAGTATCTAACGCACTTGTAATTAAATCTTCGACAAACTGGATTGAATGCATATCTGGTGAAACATAAAAACATTCCAGAGTATGTTCTACATTAGTATAATAACCTTTGTCAGTAATCACGAGTTTATTTACTCCGCTTACCTCATCAAGTGTTATCATTCGTTGAGCTTTCTTTTTTTCTGGAGGCTTAGTTAAAAACATCTGAAATTCTTCGCTCCAATGATTACCAATTTTAAACCAACCATCTAGCATCTATCCAAATCCTTTCTGCTTATTTAAGTCTCCCAATTTATACATCATATATTCTGCCATTTGGTCCATTGTCTCTTTAGGCATTGCTCCATAAGTCGTCAAGTGAAGGTGAATCTCATCTCCTCTCGCATTCCCTATCTGATTGGCGACCGCTTTCTCAACATATCCCATCAAATCACTCAATGGTGCGACTGCTTCTTTTCCAGCTTCTCCACCTACCATAAGTGAATTGCCATTTTGACCAAATACAGTTGGTTTAGTTAAAATCCCACCTTTAGCGAACCAATCTACTCCTATCTTAGGAAGTTTTCCTTTCAAGGGGTTGAATGTTCCTGAAAACGAAAAGTGAGGCATAGGGATATGTGGGATTTCTATTTTAGGGAACTTGAGTTTTAGAAACTTAAATAAATTCTTAATAGCATTAACCTTATCATCGAATGAACCAAACATGAAAGCCGAAATTGTTTTTATAGATTGTTCAAGCCACTTGAAAGCACCATCGACTGGGCTACTAAATTGTCCCCAAAAATCACTCCACCATTTTTTCAGCCCGTCCCATTTATCGCTAAACCAGTCGGTGATTGCTCCCCAGTTTTTTACAGCTATTACAACTAAAGCAATTATTGCAATTACCGCGGCTACGATAGCAATTATTGGTAGTAGCGAGGTAGATAATGCACCAAATCCAATAGCTGCTCCTCCCGCTTCTGCTCCTGTGATACCTAAAACTGCCCCTAACGCAGGCAATCCAACCGCCATAGAAGCAATAATAGGCATCAAGGCTGTGAACGCAATAATCAATCCACCTATCACCACTAAAATTGTTTTAATAGGTCCAGGCAAACTACCAAATGCTTGCCCTAAAAATTTTAGTAAAGGAACAAGTAAATCTAATAGTGGCTTTAACCCTGTAGCGATTGCAGCTCCAAACTCTGACATAGCAACTTTAGCTTGTTGTGATGCTATTTGTTGTTCATCAATATCATCAACTGTTTTATTAAACGTATCAGAGATAGTTCCATTACTCTTCTTAGCAACGTCTCCTAGCTCTGATAAGTTGAAAGCCCCCCTTTGAATAGCATCAACCATTCGAGAGGCTCCCTTTGTTCCAAAGACAGTAGCAGCTTCTGTAAGAGCTTCCTGTTTAGTTTTGGCATTCTTGATTTTTTCAATCGTTTCGCCCAAACCTTCCGATAGCGACTTATTACCTTTTGCATATATGATGCTAGCTTTTGATAAGCTAGATAAAGCTGCATCGCCATCAACACCGGCCTTACTAAATTGTCCTAATAATTCTGTTCCTTGAGAAAAATTCAGTCCCAAATCTTTAATTTGCGGCGCACCTTTTACAGCAGAATCAAACAAAGAGTCTACAGCAACACCTGTTCGTTGGCTGGTTGCCGTTACGCTATCTAATACTGTGCTAAAGTCTTTATTTGATAATCCATAAGCTTCAATGGCACTTTTAGCTGATTCAATAGAAGTTTTTACATCAGTATCATTAATATTTGCATATTGTAAAGCAAGTTTTGAATTTTTTTCTAGAGTGTCACCAGACATATCAAATTGAGCGCTCAGTGTACCTAAAGCAGAACCAACATCTTTGAAGCTATCAACTGCCATTGAAGAAATGATATTATCAAACTGAGTTTTAAATTCATCAGAAGCCTTTCCGGTGGTGGTTGTAATTTTATCCATCCCCTCATCGACATCTGAGAATGCTTCTTGTGCACTTCCTGAAAACTCTTTAAGTTTGTCGCCTACAACAGACAAATGGTCGGCAGCTTCCATAAGAACCCCACCTTTGACAGCTTCTCCTACATCTTCAACCGATTGACCCAATTCATCAAACTTACCTCCAAGCCCTTTTGTTGCATTTCCAGCTTCTCCACTACTTGACTCTACATCTTTCAATGATTGCTTATAGTGGTCTAAACGCCCTTCGGTTGCGACTACTTCACGTTGAAAGGCACGATATTGTTCTTCCCCAATATCACCGCTCTTAAATTGACGGTCTACATCTGCTTGTGCGCCTTTGAGCCCATCAAGTTTTTTTGTAGTTAATTCAACTTGTTTAGAAAGTAATTGTTGCTTTTGAGCGACTAATTCAACATTGTTCGGATTCAATTTTAAAAGACGTTCTACATCTCGAAGCTCGCTATTGACCGAATTAGATTGTTTGCCAATATCTTTCAAGCCATTAGTAACACCAGTTGTATCAGCCCCTATTGCAATAGTAATCCCGCTTATTTTTTTAGCCATTTTTTACTCCTTTCTAGAACGAGTCGAAATCATCTTGTGTTGCCTTACGTTTATTCTCTTTATCAGGGTTATTGAAATCAACCCACTCTTGAATAAAGTCTAAACAATCCCCAATATCCATTACTTGCATATCTTCACTTGATAAACCAACTTGCTTACAAAGCAAAAGGAACGACTCGACAGTGAACACTTCATCACTGGCTGTCGCTCCTGAATCTACTTTTTTTTAGATTTGATGGAATGTGCAATCAAATCTTGTAATTCACTGGTAAAGTCTTCAATTGGCAAACTTTCCAAACTATCCAACCAATCCAAAGGGTCTGGAATTGAATGGTCCGCAGTTTTGGCATAGATCCAAACAAAGTTATAAAGTAACGTCAAATTTAACATTGACAACTGTTCCCAAGAAACATTATCAAAATTAAATTCTTCCTCTGTTCCTGTTTCCAAAGCTTTTGCAAGTTTCATCAATTCCGCAAAATAATCGGTATGAAACTGCATTTTATAACGCAATGGAGTAGCTGCATTTGAAGCCAAACGAATCTTAATCTCTCCAATTTCAATTGTTTTTTCCATTTTGTCTCCCTAATCGTGTCTAGTTGTAGTTGTTGTAGTGGTAGTCGTTTTTGAATTTTTATCATAAACGGAATTGAACCATGCATCATAAACTGTAGGCTCTGTATCTGGACGAGTTTTTGTTTTAACTGCTTTATCAGACGGACGAGGGCTTGCTGAAAATGAAAGCTCCGTTGTATTTGGATCACCTTTATCAATTGTTGACGAACCGACACTAGGACGACTTGCTGAACAATTATACAAAACATGTCGAGTTGCTTTTTTATCCCCTTCAAATTGGAACATTAAAGCAAAAGGAGAAGTTTCTGCATTAGAATACTCTGTTTGAACTCCACCTTCAACAACTTCTCCTAAAATTTTGGTCGCAAATTCTTCAGGAACAAGGGCTGTAGTGAGTTTACCATCATATCCTTGGTTATTACCGCTGATATAGTAATCAATATTATCAGCTTTAAATTTAATCAAATCACCACTAGCTTCTAAAGAAAGCTCAACCGCTCCTGGCCATCTAATCGGTTTTTCATAAGTGGTTGCTCCACTTAGTAAATCTGTTGTTGCTCTTGCAAAATAGACATTTTCAAGGCCAAATTCAACTTTATTTTTTTCTTGTTGTCCCATTTTTAATCCTCCATTGATTAAATATTAATTTCATAAGCTCGAAGATACATTTTTTCACTATCAAGGTAGCTTTCGTATATCTCATAAACGATTTTATTGTCGTCCAATAGTTTCTCAAGCTTTTGCTCTTCTCGCTCATTCTTTAAGTTTGAATATAACTCAATCGTTATATCCTTATTTTTGGCATAAATTTGGTTATCGGCTTTAAATCCAATTTCTTCATCAACATAGTAAAGAATGTAGGGTAAAGGTGGGGCTTGCCCAACTGCCCATAACCTGTAGCCAACTTTAAGACCTGTTTGGTCGAGAATTACTTTTAATTCTTCTAACGTCATTGACTCAACCTCTTTTCTACCCTGCTGATATAATTAGACACAAGTTCTTCTTCAACTGGTGCAATATGGACTTTCGGGGATACTCGACCACCATTTCTTTTTGCATGACCGTTTTCAAGTAAATGAGTCAAACGATAGGTCGGAGCCTTTTGGTAAATTACTTGGTCTCCATTTTTTAATTTTTGAGAAGTCCAATTTTTTGCATAATCTCCTGTTCTCTTGGGACTGCTTTCCCTAAGTTGTTTGACACCATTTTTAGTTATGTCCTTTTTGATATCATCAATATCATCTACAACATCCTTAGTCCAATTACGAACTTCACTTTCAATGGTTTTAGCTAAATCATCTATTGAAATTTTATTGGCCATTAGAATCACCGACTTTCAAACGGCAAACTAATTCGAGTTCTTCATTACTTGTCTTATAATGTCGAACCACTGTTAATAGTAAACCCTGATATAACAATGTTTGCTCATTATTATATTCAAAAGGGTGAATAACTAGAGTATGCGTGACCTCTATTCCTGATTGACCAGCTTGGTAAAATTCAGCTCGATTCATTGGTTTTTCATAACCAAGAACGATATTTTTTTTAGTTTTAGGGATTTGTTGCCCTAAACTATCCTCATCATATCCATCAGGAGTCAACAAAGTTATCTCTTCATCCCACATCATTTTTACCTCGATATTTAATGATTAAATTCCGTAAACGATATTCAAGATTACGAGGCATTGTTTCACCGCCTTGGTGTTTATATCTAAAAGCTGCTAAATCTACAATAAACATGACTTGTTCATCGCTTTTTGGCTCTAGTACAATTCCTTTATTATCTTTGAGTTCTGTAATAACTGATTTTATAATCACTTTTAGAAGCTCATCTCTAACTGCAGAACGATATCCCAAAACGGCTTTAACAAGGTTCAAAATACTATCTTCATCCATAATTTGCCTCCTTCACGATTTGAACATAGCGATCAGATACCTTACCGGATTCTTGATTTAAAGCTTCAAGTGGCGGAGTATCAAGATATATTCCTTTGAAAAACAAGTCCATACCCTCAGTTACCCCAGCATTATGAATAATCTTTTTGTTTCCTAGTTCATCATCAGTTGACCAAGCAAAATCTAATTTCTTGCTTACTTTTGGTGTGATTCCATAATGATACATTGTCCAAAGTTGGGCCCACATTTCGGCCGTCCATTTTTGAAGTGACGTATCAAGTGGAGAAATTGCTCTATAAAGAATAATAGAATTAACATAAACATCATGCCAATATCCAGCTCTAGGATTTTTAATTACCCATTGGGCACCTCCTGAGTTATTTTGAATAGATTCTAACCATTCGATTGGCACTTTTATCGCATCTGTCATTACTTCAAGCGTTCGAGATGAATTAGTGACAGATTTAATATAATCTAGTCCAATGTAACCAATAGTGTCTGAGCAATACCATCTACTTTTTGTAACTGGAACTTTAAACGCTTCTAAATCGAGAATAACAGTATCAGAATCAAGATAAATATAGGTTTCATTCTCTCTTTCAGAATCTTCACTTAAATATCTATAAAATAAATAAGGTTTAATACTTGGGATATAAGACTTATCAAATCTATCATCTTCATATGAATAGACTTTACAATCATTAAATTCCATTAATACAGAATCATCTTCTTTAGCAAACAAAAGGATAATGTCTTTTTTATCCACCCCCAATTTAGACAAACTATTAATCACAGTATGCAATTCCCAAGCAAATCTTTTTTTAGCTGGTTGTGCAAATAAAAATTTCATTATCCTATCCTATTTTTAATCGTGTCTAGTTGTAGTTGTTGTAGTTTTATCATTTTAACCAATGGTAAACGTTACATAGAAACCAGCTTTTTTATCGGTTGCTTTGACATCATAACGAATGATGCCAGCTAGTAATTGACCATAGATATTGTTATCTACCCATGAAACTGAAACTTGCTTACGGTCAAAGAATGAAGCGAATGCCTTGGCATCTCCAATAAATCCAACAACATTTCCAACAGATTTACCAATCACATCATCATCGAGTACAACAACTTCTTTTCCAAGCAATTGTTTACCACTTGCTGCTGTGATTGAATCTTGTAGAAGGTAGCGACCGTTTTTATCTTTGAGTTTATCTAATTCTGAATACATTGAAGCTGAGATAAATAATTTTACATCATATACTTTCTTGATTTCTTTATTAATCAAGTCTTTCAAGCCGTCTACACCAACTACTGATTTAGCAGTCGCTGTCTTAAGAACTGCTGCAATATCAGCATTTTTAGTGTTCAACGATTGGTCTTGAATTTCGTCTGCAATCAATCCTGTTACGTCGTAGCTTGCATCATCAATCATTTCTTGCGAAATTGGAATATATCCACGACGAGTGGCAACAGAGTAATCAATTTCAACCATTTTTGGGTTTGCAAGTTGTGGATTTTTTTCTAGTTGTTGAACAGTTGCCATTTTAGAACCTGATTTAGAAATCACTGGGAATTTACCACTTGCTGAATTAACAGGCACTGAACGAACATATTTTGAAAGGTCAACAATATCTTTTGGTTCAAGTTGTGGTTGCAAGAGTTCTTGCGGAATCAAAGCCCCGCCTTCAACAGAAGTAAAACCATCACGTTTTTCAGCGCCTTTAGATTTAACAAATGCATTGATTGCTGAGCGTTTTTCAGCTAATTCTTCTTCAGTCACTTTAAATTTTTTCATTTTTCGTTTTTCTCCATCTTTAGGTTTTTGGTCAGTAGGATCAGCAGCTTTAGCTAATTCATCTTCAAGGTCTTGTTTTTCTTTTTGCAATTCTGCAATTTTTTCATCTAAATCTTTGACTTGTTTTTCTAAGTCATCGGCTGAATCACTGACAGTTGAAATTTCTTCATCTGTCTTGGCTTCTTCCAACGCTCGTTCCAAGTCATTTTCTTGTTTTTCTAGGTCAGAACGTTGAGAAAGTAATTTATCAATTTCACTTGAACGTTCTTTGATTTGTTTATTCAAAATAAGTTGTTTTAAGGCCATTTAATTTTTCCTCCAATTTGGATTTTTTAGCGAGAAGTTCTCGTTTTTCCATATTTTCTATTTGTTTGCTACGTGCTTCTACTGCTGTGTCAGCATATGCTGGGAATGTCACAACTGAAACTTCAAATAATTCAATTGCTTTAATCGTGAACTTGTAAGAACCATCATCACGAGTTTCCATTGCTTCATCAAGAATATTGAAACCGAATGAACACTGGTCAACATCCCCACGCTGAACACGAGAATATAAATTCATTGCTTCAGTATCGTTCTCATTGACTTTTATTTCTCCATAAACACCTTTCGCATCAACAGAAAGTGTCAATGTTCCAGACTTCGTCCGCCCTAGAACTTTTGAAGTCTCATGGTCAATTAAGGCCCGAACATCCGATAAATCAACATTGTCAAAACTTTCTGGGGAGATTTCTTCAAAGCAGCCTTCGTAAAGTTCTGTTTCTGAATTAAAGACAATAAAATAACCACTGATTATTTTTTCAGCGGCTTCATCATTTGCGTTTAAATCAAGGCTTCTAAAGTTTCTGACTTGGTAATTTTTTCTTTTTTCCATTTTTCACCTCCTTTCTAAGTTTCATCTTGAATGAGTTTTTTCTGGTTCACTAAATCCTTCTGCTGTAAATAATTTTCCAAAACAAGTAAATCATCCATTTCAGCATCAGGAGGCATTCCCACCCAATTTCTAAATTCATTCCTTCTTAGTGCATTAAGTTGTGTCATCTGCGCACCAGCACTTACCATTTCTGTCAGTGAGTAATTATAAAGGCTTCGCGGATTGAGTGAGAAATACATATCTTCTTCAACAATTAATTTATTGTAAGTCTGTTGGATAACTTGAGCGATTGACATAATTTTTGTATTTATGAAATTATTGAACTCATCTTTGTTATAAGTTCCAACTCCCAATAAGAAAGCAGGAACTCCAAAAATACCCGCTACCGTTTTTTTATCCAAAGTTACCGCATCATTAATCGCTAAATCATTCAAAGTCAATGGCTTAATTTGTTGAACATTAACCATACCTTCTGGAATAATCCAAGGTTTTCCAGCTTCTTTACGTTTAAGGTACATTTCTTCAAAGTTCTCACGTCCTTCTTCATCAGATAGTTCATCAGAATCTGAATCGACCGAAACAATAAGATTTGGCATATATTCACTTGCCATGAACCCTTTTTTTGTGACGCTTGCTTGTTTCAAGTTACCAACGATATCTTTTAAAGCCACTTTATATCCCGTTCCAATAAACGGACGTTCAATTGATGGATTTAAAACAAAATGAAGCAAGGTACTGGGGTCATATTCTTTATTATCAAACGTTATTGAATAATCTAAATCATCATCACTCACATTAAATGTCACTTTATAAGGAGAAATAGGAGTTAATCCAATAATTTTATCGCCGCTTACTTGTGGTTTTACTACTGCATTTCCATTTCCTTCTAAAAGCATAGAACGTACTAACCATTGAATGAACGTTTTTCTCGATAAATATTTATTTGGCTCAATATCTACCACTCGTGACAAGTCATTTTTTATCCGCTTGTCTCCTGTTTCGCCATTCTGCATGAGTTGAATTGTCATATTTGAAACTAAATCAGCGATACAATCTACAGCCATTCTAACTTCTGGGCTGTCAGATAATTTTGTGTAACCGTCCGAAATTAATTCTTTAAAAAAATTGGGCAAAGTCATTACAACTTGTGGCGCTTTGGGTATTTCATCTTTTGCTTTTGATTCTTCTGTTGGACTTCTTTTGTTATTAAAAAACTTCAAATTTTTATCCTTCCTAATTTCCGATACCCCAGGCATCTTTTTTACTCTTTTGTTCTTTTTCTTCAAGCATTCCACGACTTGCAAATACTGAAGCATCAAATAAGTCAATCCTTTGGTTAGGCATTACTTTTTCAAATTGAATCGCATCATCTGTTTTTTCAATTGCTTTAACATTGGCAACACAATACTCATAGGCCATATTATTCACATAATATAATTCTTTATTTTTAGCCTTAAATTCAATTCTTCGAAACCCTTCCGATTTTTTCCAGAATTGTTGAGGTGCATCAACCATTTTGAATTTTTGTTTTTTCATCATCATGAAAAATTCACGACCAAACTTTTTATCAAAATGGACTGATTTTATTTTGAATCCTTTATCTCGCATTTCCATGAACCATTTGACAATATCATCATAAAGAACAGTTTCCGTATTGGATAGTGTCGCCCATCCTTCTTCCTGCCATTCAAATAAAGGAATGTCATCTTCTTGTGCTTTTTCAATTGCTCTAGATTTTGGAAAGAAGGCATGAGTAATAACAATATCAATTGATTTACCTTTATACTCATAATTTCCATATAGTGCTGAAGCGGTCAAGTCATGCATTTTAGAAAGGTCAGCTCCCCCATACCAAGTGATTGGTAGTTTTGATAATTCCTCCATTGTCCAAGAATGTTGCTTATTAGAAAATCTAAACTCGTCAATATCAAAGTAAGCATCCATTGAATTGGTGAAAATATTAAGTGACTTATTTAAGAACTCTGCTTTAAGTTGAGGTTCAAGTAATGCTTGTCTTGCTTCGGTGATTAAATCATCTAAAGTTACTGTTACATCAAGTGATGGAGTAACTGAAGCTAAAACCTCTGGATCATCAATTGTGGTAATTTCTCTTGTAACTGGATTAATGATATTCCCTTTTTCATCTTGTTCAGCAGTACATAGAAAAATAAAGTATGAATCATAAGCTTTATCTTTAATAGTGCCAGATAACACTTTTTTCAAAGTAGTTACCCGCTGCGCAAGAAACCCATTAGCAATATCCCCAGCGGTTGAAATCCCCATAAGCAACTTATTTCGATAAGCTTTCTGAGAGTTTTTCATCAAGATGTATTTTTTTGCACCAGCTTTTTTCCATGAGTGGATTTCATCAAGAATTAACGCATTCCCGTTCAAAGAGTCTAGTTTGTCGTCTTGATTGGCGATAGCAAAAATATCGCAGTAGCCATCTCCAAAGTCCACATGAACAGAATGTTCTTGGTTATTATCACGAATGCGCATTTTTTTAACATCGTTACGTATTTTCTCAACATTATAGGTAAGAAATCCAAAACTTTCTTGTGTTTGCTTTAAAGAATTGGCAACAATATAAGTCTTACTTCCACTTGCTCGGTCAACAATATTTTTTGCCCAAGTTAATGAAGCAGCAAATGCAGTTTTTCCTTGCTTACGAGGTAAAAAAATAAGCGCCTCGTTGAAACGCCTAATATTTGTGTCAAGGGCCATCTAAAAATGTTGGTTTTGGGTCATTGAAAATGTAGGA